ACCTTCTTACCTGTTTTCTTTGCGTATTCTTTAGCTTCTTTCTTACCTTTTTCTGTGTAAGCAAACTTTTTCATTCCGACCATTGGCATAATTATTTACCTTTCTTTTTAGACATACCAGCTTCGCTAAGTGCGATAGCAATAGCTTGTTTAGGTGATTTTACTACTTTACCACCTTTTCCACTATGCAAACCACCTGCTTTAAATTCCTTCATCACTTTGCTGACTTTCGCCATCTTGCCTTTTTTCGTTGTTGGCTTCTTCATAGCTTTTCCTTAATTTAATAAATCTGTGGTCATACCTACAATCGTTACATAGAGTATACTCGGTGAAGTCAAATGGTTCACCACATTGTTCGCAAATAGATAGCTTCATATAAAAGAAAAAGCCCAACCACGGAGAGAGTGCAGTCAGGCTTTTGTAGAATTACGTTTCTTACGGACAGGAGTTGTCCAACAGGCGTTATTATAGCATACTTTCCTGTTTCTGTTCAACAAGATTATGCGTTTATCCGTCTTCCTGCAATTACCAAGAGATTGTCATATGCCATATCTAATTGCCATGGATAAGCTAGTGGTGGTTTAGCACCAAGGTATTTAGTGTATATAGCGTCTTGTTGTCCTTGTTCTAGGCTATGTATGATAGCATGTATAGTGCGTATGTTACTCATGTCTTGAGCTGAACACATTTCTTCAAACACTTCGCTTGTAGACTCTCCACCTGATGACATGCCTATGCTTTTAGATGGATAACCTAGCTTGTGATTATCCGACTTCATCCATCTAGCCCAGTCTTCTAGGATAGATAATAAGCGTTCCATACTAATCATTTAGTCTCCACAAAAACAAGGTATAGTGTCGTCAACAAATAATTGTGACTGTTCATCATTAAACTTTCCCATCTGTGCGTATGTAGGTCTATCTTTAGCAAACCTAGCATTAATTTTAGCTTCTTGTTTAGCCCACCATTCAACTCTTGATGGTTTTTGTTGTATTAGACTTGTAAGTATCTTTGTTCCTTTTAAAAAGCATAAATCACAATTGGATGCACCACTTGACTTTGGAAGCTCTAAATCAAAATTGTTATTGTTCCAAAAATCCCATACATCTTTTTCAGTAATACCATCTCTTGCTAATGGCATAAACTTATCTTCTTGATTAGATATTTTAGCTACTCTTCTTGGCTCATCTGCCCTAATTCCAATTAGAGTTGCATATTCTTTAATGCCAATAGACTTTAAATATCTATGAATTGCTTTAACTTTTAATTCTTGTGTGCAAAAACGCATGGATTGATTAGGTAAAAATTTAGCTTTATCTATTAATTGCTCAAATGGTTCGCCATTACGACTAGCAGTATAATAATTTACCACTTCAAAAAATGGTTTAACTTTTCTATATTCTAACCAAGTAATAGGGACATTCCAATTTACTTCACAATCTTTAACAAACTTTAATGTTGCTTCTTCTTCTTTTCCTGTGTTTGCAAATATAACCATTGCATCTTTTGGCAATCCATTGTTGCTTTGTAATACTCTCCACAATAAATATGCAGATGTGCGACCACCACTAAAACTAATGACCGTTGGCTCTACAATCTTAAATGGGTCAGTCATATTGTGTTAGCGTATATGCTACGCTTTCCCCATAAGTTTCTTGTGTGGTTCTTTGTTGCAGGTTATGTTTAGCGTCATCTGCGTTATATGTTTGTACGCCTTTTATTTGGTCATCTGTAAAGTTTGCTGTGTGTCCAAATATAGTTTGTAGTGGATGTGGTTGAGGAATGTAATAGTGCATAAGTCTATTATCTTTGTCTTTAAATGCGTGTATATGACCTTCCATCTTCATGGTGACAAGCAAGTTTTTAATAGTATTGTAATTGCCATCTACATGTGCTGCTATATCTTTTATAGCTTTAGGCTCTGTAAGGTAAGCTAGTATTTTATCCCTGGTATTCACGATACATCCACTTCTTTTATTTGCCAACGGTTGTTTTGTTTATATGTACCCCATACAAGTATTTTCCATCCTGCCTTCCGTACATACTTAACAGACTCACTATCACTTATCTTTTTTATTCGTGCTCCCATATTGCTCTTTGATGTGACCTGGACCGCTACTACTTGACCTTCTTCAGTTATAGCAAGGATGTCAATAAATGTAAAGAGGTCTTTGCGGACACCAGCATGAAAGTTAAAGGTTTCAACTATCTGCACCAGAGGGTAGTTGTCCTTCTTCATTTTTGCTAAGGCTACTTGTGTTGGTGACATTGCCATTAAATTGTTCCTCGTTAGGTTTAGATGTTCCTTCTTTAAATCTTTTCTCTACATTACCGGTGGACTTATTAAGTTCGTATTCATAAGTGTGTGGTGATACGTCATGGCTATTCTTTTCTTTTTTGAATATCTTGTCCCAGTTATCTTGTGCTTCTTGTTCAGAAATTAACAATGGTCTTCTTCCAGAACCTTTACCCATTACTTTACCTCCAAATGTCCGTTAGTAAATAACCAGCCTATAGTTTTACGGTGTGCTTCTTCCCATGCTGCTATTCTATCATATTTATCTAACATTTTGTCATTATCTATCATGTGGTGGCATTGGTGACATAGGAACGCTATACGATAATCATGAGATTTTATACCTGTTCCTTTACCGTCTCTTAACTGATTACTGTGTGCAGCTACTACTGTTCCGTCTTGCATAGAACACATCATACATGGTGCGCCATCTGCTAGTTTAAGTAATTTAGGGTTTCTGTAGTTCATTCGTAATCCCACATCCAACCTAAATTAGTTTGCGCCCAAATTTCTATTGAATTTTGATAATCAGTCATTTCTGAAGTTGTTAATTTTGTGGTTGACTTAATAACTTCACAAGGCATACCAGCTATGACCTTTTGTTCTCTTAAAAATTTCCAACCCATGAGTTCATGCAACTGGTCTTTATCAATGCCTGTGTGTTGTGAAATGCTTGTATATAATTGCCAAAGCCTTTCGTTCTGTTCAAGACTTCTATTTAGTTTAGCGTCTGTTACTGTAACACGCCAACGTTTAGTAAAGTCAAGAGTTTTTAGCTTCTCTACGAGCTGCGGTAAGTTGTCTTTCGTTAATGCCCATTTTATCATCTCTCCATCCTTTCGTTTTAAATACTTGTCCGTCTTTAGAAGTTGCTTTGTATTGTATATCTGAACCAAATACTTTTTTACATTCTTTTATGAAGTCATTTATGGTCATGGACTCTCCTTGTACTTTAAACCTTTTTGGTCAAACCAAAAGTTAAACGACCCTTCCCATTGTGCGTTACGTTGTTTCTGAACAAAGACTTTAGCGTCTGGAATAATCTTTAGTTCATCATCTGAAGTCTTGCCTTCTTCTATCAGCTTTTCTTTGTAACGATTACGCCATACACAAATGATATTATCGCATAAATTTCTAATATGTGAACTACCCATAATGTTTGTAGCGTCAGGTATTTCTGTTTCGTCTTTTAGTTTTCTAGTATGTGCTACCAAGAATATAGCTATGTTTAAATCACGAGCTGTTACTGCGAGTCTATCTGTAAATAATTTTTGAGCCTCTAATGACTCTTCCGATATATTGCTTATCTTCATAAGACTGTCAATAATAAATACATCTACACCTAATACATGCTTACCATAATACAACGTAGCTATCATATCGTCAGATGTTGTAACGCCTAATTGGTCGTAAATATATAACTTGTCTTTAGCACGTTCACAAAACTTTCTTATGTAATCATCTGTAGGTTCTGGTGAACCTAATGCTTGTGTCACCATACGAGCTAATGTAAGCACAGGTCTCATTTCTAAAGACGCTATCAAACATTTAGTTTGTTGTCGCATCATAGACAATATGACTTGTGATAACCACATGGACTTACCATGACCTGATACACCTGTTAGGATTGTTAGTTCCGAAGCCCTAACCCTGAACTTATCTTCCGTCTTAATCCATCCAAGTGATTTACCACTATGAATTTCCTCACCAAAATACTTGACCAAGTCATCAGCAAATATATCCGTACTTTTAACCTTAAATTCTGCATGACTATACTCTCCATTATAAAATTCTTGAACTGTTGATTGACTAACTGTTAGATTATCTATGACTTCACCTATATTCACTAAATGCCACCTTCCCAAACTTTACGTTCTTGTGGAGCTTCACCATCATTCCATCTCTCCTGGTTAAGCAAAGTAAGTGGAGCTGGTGAGAAGCCATCTTTCCATGATTGAGTATCTTTCATTTTCTTTACATACCCTATCACTTCATCTGCTATAGCGTCAATGTTTTTATTAGCCCATCTTTCTAAACAAGTTTTCTTATTGACTTTACGAATATTTGGATAGCTTTCCCAAAATTCTTCAAACCTTTTGGTCGTTTTAACGACATATATATTATCTTTCTCTTCTCTTCTCTTATTCTTCTCTATCGTAACAGGCTCGTAGTTTTCTACTAGTAATCCTCTAGTAAATAGTTCTTTTACTATTTTCTCAACAAAATCAATAGGATAATGTAGTCTAAAGGCTATTTCAAAGTTATCAGGTAAGACACCATCACTTTCAGAACCAAGACACCATAACTCTACTAAAACAGCTTTTTGTTCAAAAGATAACCTATGAATATCTATGTTATTTATGTAATCCGTACCATAAAATTTAAACCATGTCATCTTTTTTTGGTATCTTGGGTTCTTTGGATTATAGAGATTAAACTTCTCCCAGTTCTTAATCTTGTACATACACTCTCCTTTGGTTAATAATTCCAAAAGACATTAACATAACTAATTCTAGTTGTAAACTAATTATTTGTTAGAAAATGCTTGACAGGTGTTTTTTATAGGTTTAATGTTCAATTGTCAATTTTTAGGAGAGATGACATGAAAATTTCAACAATGATTATTACAGTAGTATTTTTCTACGCTTATGTAGCATTATGCCTTTACATTATGGGTAAGTTAGCAGGTGCAATATGAATAAATGGTTATGGCTATTTATTTTTGTATTTTGGGGGTATATAATATGGCGAATGGTTTAAAGCGTATTGCTGAAATATTACCAGAAGTATGGAAAGACTTAGAAGAATTTAACAAACGATTTGATGAAAGGGAGAGAGCAAATGAGTCAACAACAGTTTTACGACCAGGTGATGATGCAACAACATCAACAAGAATTACAACAACAGGAGAGAAAGATGAACTATAACGAACTACGCAAGATTAACGTATCAGACCACATTGAGAAAAAGAATGGTCTATCCTATCTATCATGGGCTTGGGCTGTGGATACTCTTCTACAGCAAGACCCAACTGCTACATGGACTTATGGCGAACCTAAACAGTTTGGTGAAACGCTTATGGTATTCTGCACAGTCCATGCTTTTGGCAAGTCTATGACAGCACAATTACCTGTGCTTAACTTTAGAAACCAAGCTATTCCTAACCCTGACGCTATGGCAGTTAATACAGCTATGCAGCGTTGTTTAGCTAAGGCTATTGCATTACATGGTATTGGCTTATATATCTATAGCGGTGAGGATATTCCAGAGTCAGAACAACCAGCTCTAAAGGCAGTATCTGGCAAGGACTTCCTATGATAGAACAACGCACAGAAGAGTGGTTTCAACAAAGATTGGGGAAGGTTACCGCCAGTCGTATTAGTGACGTTATAGCTAAGACTAAAACAGGCGTATCTACATCACGTCAAAACTACCTTGTCCAATTAGTATCAGAACGTCTTACAGGCAAGAAAGGCGATAGCTTTGTTAATCAGGCTATGTTAGATGGTATTGAACGTGAAAGTGCTGCTAGAGAGCTTTATATGCAAACTAGAGGGGTATCTGTAACAGAGGTAGGTTTCTTTGACCATCCTGTGATTAAGAATAGTGGTGCTAGTCCTGACGGAGCTGTAAACGCAGAAGAAGAAGGTAAGTATGCAGGTCTTATAGAGATTAAATGTCCTATAGAAACAACCCATACTAATACGCTTATGAGTAAGTCAGTTCCTAGTAAGTATCTGCCACAGATACAATGGCAAATGGCTTCTGTAAGTCCTAACGTAAAATGGGTAGATTTTATTTCTTTTAATCCAAACTTCCCTGATAAGATGCAACTCTTTGTAGCAAGGGTTGAAAGAGATAATGCTTACATTGCAGAACTAGAAGCAGAAGTAATTAAGTTCCTAGACGAAGTAGAACAAACAATTATTAAACTAAAGGAGTAGTATATGGAAGACCCTAATTTATTAACAAGTAAAAACAGGAGAAATGTTGTAACTATAACAGAAATTCAGGATAGATTTATTGTGCATGATGTTATAGCTGATGAACTTACTATTTGTGAATTTCAATCAGATTTACAAGAAACAATAGACGATATTTTTTTCCCACATAGAATTACAACAAAGGAGTAATATATGGCTGAGTACGATAACACAAATAAGATGGCTGGATGGCTAACTGAGAAAGATGGTAAAAAATATATCTCTATCTCAGGTAATGTAGATGGTATTGAAATTATGGGTGCATTATATAAAAATGAAGTTGAGCCTGGTTCTAAAAGACCTCAATATTCAGGACCTATTAAGGTTAAAGTAAATACACCTAAACCTGCTGTTGAAGGTGCAGATGATAGTAGCATACCTTTTTAACGCAAAAAGGGGTTTAACACCCCTTTGTGTGCGTTGTAGAGCTATTTATTCATTACGTACATAGTAACTTCAAATCCAAAGCGCATTTCAGTTGCTGATGGTGATGTCCACATGGCGTTTCTCCTTTCTTTTAGATTTATAGTAGAATTATACGCTTATGTGGGTTTACTAGACACAAGAAAACCATGAAAGGTCTATAATGGATATTCAGTCTTTAGAATTAGATGTAGCGTGTTATGCGACTGCTGTGTATCATGAGGTAAATACTCGTTCACTAGAAGAAAAGGTAGGTGTAATAAATGTTATACGTAATAGGTTGCATTCTGGTCTTTGGGGTTATTCTGTATGTAGTGTCGTTTATGCTAATAATCAGTTTGCTGTGCAAGATGAGTCCCACCATCCAGTTAATGAAAAAGCGTATTTGGAGACTAAACTACTTGTCATTGATACGATTGTTCATAATAAATATGCTAACCCAGTTGCAAATGCTTTATATTTCCATGATGACTCAATACCGCCAAAGAAAGAATGGTTTGGTAAAAGAAAAAAAACGCACATAGGAAGGATGGTGTTTTACTAATGATAGATATTTCACTAAAGATTGATAATCCATTTAGTAATTATGTAGACCAAACAATAGCATGGAGATTACATAAAGAAGATGGTCCATATAATAATATAACTGTTTACAAATATAAACCAACTATATTATATGTAAATGGTGCTATTACTTTACATAGTTGTTATTTACACATAGGATTATTTGGTTATTCATTACTATTGGATAAATCATGAAAAAAGAACCTGTAGCATGGCTTTATGAAGAGTTTGATGTTAGGTCTGGTGATTTAAAGAAGTCTTATTTATGGTCATTTCATCCTAACCAGCTTTCATATTTAAACGACTTAAAGAATACAACGCATCATATTAAGATAACACCATTAGTTGCTGGTGAACCTGTAGAAGAATATAAAGGATTATCTAAGTATGATAGTAAACGATTAGTAGAAGCTAACAATGGACTCTAAACCACTAACCCAAGAAGAAATAATTAAAATATATAAAGAAGCATTTGGTAAGGGTGACCAACTTGTTACACTTGAAAAGATATTTAGATTTGCTAGACTTATAGAACAATTGCATGGAGTAAAAGATGTACACTAAACTAGACGACCAAAGACAAGCAAAGTTTATTATAAGTTATATGGAAACAAATCCTGGTTGCAGCATTAAAAGTATTGTGCAACAATGCGTGGTTTGTAGAACAAGGTTAAAGTATTTAGAAAGCCAAGGATACTTTACTTTGCCTAAATGGACTTATAGCAATGAGCTAGATAGACGTTTTAAGAATAGACATTATGTGTCTGTAAGTGTAGGAAGGGAGTATGGTAAATGGACTTAGCATAAAAGATATTAGGTGTATTAGTATGGTTGTTGATTGGTTTTAGTATGATTTGGTTTTTTTATGGTACGTATGAATTAATTGATTTATTTTTTATAAGGGGATAGTTATGGTAGATATGGTAAATAGACCACCACATTATTTAGTGGGCGGTATAGAAGCAATAGATGTAATTAAGAGTCGTTTAACTAAAGAAGAATACATTGGGTATCTAAAAGGATGTAAATTAAAATATGACTTACGCTATCCGTTTAAAGATAATCCACAACAAGATTTAGATAAGTCTGATTGGTATAAGAATAAACTATTAGAAGCTACTAAAGATGAAGATGCTATAAACCCACCTGAAGTGGAAGCTATCTTAGAGAGGTTTGATGATGAATAAAGTCTATTTAATATTTATTACAGTAGTTGCTGCATTGGCTATTTTCTATACAGAAAAGTCTTTTAGTCAGACTACAACTATATTAGCACCAGATGGTTCTGTGACTGTGTGTCAAGTAGGTAGTAATGGTATTGTAATTTGTGTCTAATCATCCATTGGCGTTAATTCGCCATAGATAGATAACTCTTCACCACTAATTTCAATTAGGCTATCGTCATCCAATGTGATGACTATAGTGCTATCGCCATGTAATGCTTCACAGGATACAATCACTCTACCTAGCATGTGATTGCAGATAATTTCTACTTCTGACCGTTGCATAATAAATCCTATATTCTGACGAATTTTTCTGATTTGTCTGATGTTAATTTTTTGTTACCTCTAAACCAAGAACCACAATTTTGACATTGGAATCTTGGATACTTTCCAGCAGTTAATACAGAATAGCCACGTTGTTGCACTTTGCTACTTGCACAGCTAGGACATACTCTTTCTTCTGAAAAGTGATTGTGATTAGGATGATTACTTATCCAACCTTTAAACTTGTCATATACTTTTTCTAATAATACAACGTCATTCCTATTGTATTCTTCCATGCGTTTCCATGCTGACCTATCGTTATTCATCACTTTAAGCCATAGTTCGTGACCTTCGTGAGCAGTCTTTTTACCAAGACCCAATCGTTGTGCAATGTAGTCTAGTTTGTTAGAAACGAATCTGAATTTGCTACGAGATGTTTGTAGTAAGTCTATGTGTTTAGCAGGACTAGGAGGAGGCATACCAGCTTCTAGGAACTCTTTATTAAGCATTGGTATATCAAACCTATTGCCATTATAGTGAACGATTGCGTCAGCTTCATCCATAAGTTTATGAATAGACTTTAGCATTGTTTTACGGTCTGTTTTATATACAGAGTCAAACATAATCTTTTTCTCACCATACCATTTAGCTGCATAACATAATGTATATGATGACTCTAGGAGTTGGTTAAGAGCAATGTTTTGTTGCCATATACCCCATACTGTTGCAAGATTTGGTGCGCACTCTATATCTAAAAGTAAAATCTTCAAGTAACTCTCCTATTGTTGAGATACTTTATTATATACTAGATATAAAATTAGCATTAGAAACACGTATTTAAAGTGAGTAATAGCGCACAATATGTCGCAGATAAGATAATCTAGCATATCTTAATTGTTGCTGTTTTAGCTTTCTGTAGCTTCTCAAATAGTTTGTTAAACGCTACTTTAGAATTACCAATAAAGTCTTTACCTGACCATGTAGTGCCTACCAATATACATCCTTCTGTATTGGCAGATGTATTACCTGAATGAATACGAACACCGGTAAAATTAGGCACGTTTTCTAGTAAAGGTAAATCCCTATTGAAACGATTGCTATGATTAATAATGACGTTATAAGTTCCAGTAGGAATAGCTGTTTGTCCAATTACTTTAGCTCCTGTTCTAACAACATCTTCTAATGTGTAACATTCGTATATATTATCTATATACATTTTGCCTACAGTATATGTGTCTTTAAACTCAAACCTTTTTACTTCAATTAACATTGGAGTCTATATACGTTAGAGCTTGTGTAAGATATTGCATAGCATACATAAATAAAATAGAGAACCCATAGCTACAAATAGCAATGATACTACTAATAATTTAAGTATGGATAAGCCGATAAAGTTAAGTATGTTTAAAAATATCATTTCTTTTTGATATAGAACAGACTACGTTCACCAAATAAGTAGAATCCTACAGCACTAGCAAAGTTATCTACTTCTTGTGTTGCGATACCTTGTAGGTGCATTGTAGCCCATGTTGCTAATACTAATAAACCAATAGCTGGTCGCATAAGTCTTACAATAGCTTCAACCCATGGATATGATGGATTACCACTACCAGCTTCATTCATTACTTTAAAGAACTCTAAGTCAATGTTTTTCATCTGAGCATATTGTTCTATCGTAGCAGGTTTAAATTGGTCAGGTGCTACAAAACGATTAATAAGTGACTTACCTAAGTCTACTGCTAATGGTCCTAATGCTGCTAGTATAGTAATTGGGTCTATGATATTACTCCTTATAATTCTTTAGGGTCATAGCCAAGTGTGTTAGCTACTCTCTTTTGTAGTTTTAAGAATAAACCTTTGTGACTTGTGTATTTCTCTGTTTTAGGCGACTCTAGATAGCATATCATGTGGATAATTTCGTGACAGATAGTTTTAATGACAGTATCTAAATGTCCACACTTAGCAGTAGATATAGTAATAACATGTGGTTCACCTGCTTCAGGCGGTTCATATTGTCCACAGATAGTATCGTCATGCACTACTACGAAGTCTACTTTAGATGCAGGTGGAAGTTTATACTCGTCAAACACAGGGAATTGTATAAGTGTGTCATACAAGTTCGCTATATTGTTTTCGGTTATAAATGTCATTTATCTAGCCAATTGTGCATAACAAATGTAAATAGTCCACCGATAAATGAAGCAATAGTCATACCTGCCCAAAAGCCACCTTTAGATTTATTTGCTAAAGCTAATAGTTCATCCATGCCTGCTTCTAGTTTATCTATTTTCTTTTCCATTTGCTCTACTTGAGCCACAAGTTGTCCGTATTTAAATGGGTCAATCTCACTCATTACTAAGCCCTTTACTGTGAAAGAAGACCAGGATACTGGTTATTTAATTCAAATTGTTGCTCTATAAGTTGACGAGCTAAAGTATTTCTAGCACTATTATCTAAGAACATACCTAAACCTTGATTTTGTTTTTTGTATAGTTCTAATGCTGCTTTACCTTTAATTTTAGGATTGTCTAGTAATGATTGACCAAATCCAATTACTGCACCAGGGATACCACCTAAAGCTCCACCAGCTCCAGTTTTTGCAGTAGCACCAAGACCCATTAAATCTCTATTTTCAATGCGACCTACAGCTTTTTGAAGATTAGGTTGCAGTTCTTTTAATGCTCCATATTGTGCATTAATATTTCTAAGTTCTGGCATAAATCCTTCTAATGATGTTCTAGCAGATTCTGCCATAGCTTTATATGCTTGTTCTTTAGCAATAGATGGTTTTTCAGGAGACCTTCCATAGTCAATGCGTTTATAAGCATCTGATTTAAATTCTTGAAGTTGTTGTGGCGTTACAGATGTAATTTTATTTTGTTTAAGATATGTTTTAAACTGCTTTTCAATATTATTAATTTCTTTAATATCTTGAGCAGCTTCAATTTTAAACCCACCTGAAGTCTTTTTAACATCTTTAAGACTTTCTAATACTTTTGTAGCTGGAATTTTAATATTTTGGTCTGTAGCGTTAGCAATAAGATTATCCATTTTATCGCCAAGTTCACCTAGTTTAGATTGAACTTTACCTAATCCTGAATAATCTAATGGTATTTGATTTTTAAGAGCAGTTTCTGTAATCGCAGCTCTTTCTTCAGGACCTAATTTAGTAGACCATTTAGCTGCACTTTCATACATCATAGGTGCTACAGTTTTAGGAATTACTTTTGATACACCATAAGTTGCAGTATTAATACCTAAGTTTAATGGGTCAATTGCTGTTCCTACTTTAGCAACCTTTTCCAATGTAGGAGCTGCTTTAGCACCAACTTTAGATAATTGTGCAACTTTGGCAGCACCAGAAGCACCACCTGTAACAAACATAGATATATCACTTAAAATACTTGCTGGATTGTTTTGCAATTCAGTTAAAAAAGCATCTTTACTACCATATTTATTAGCATAATAATCACTTAAAGCATCTGCATATTTTTCATGAGATTGAACACCATCTGTAGCTTTTTCTGCTATACCTAATGCTAAATTACCAATACCTTTTAAAGTATCAAGTGGTTGTGTAATTGCACCAACTAAATTTTTACCTTCTTGAACAATACTTCCAGGAAGATTTTTTATTGCTTCTTTTCCTGAAAATTGGAATTGAGATTCTTCTTGTTGTTTAGCAGCCTGATATGCTTGAGCAATAGTTTCAAACTCAGGAGTGCCTTGTTTGTTTTGATTTTTAATAATCCATTGTGCGTAATCTGAAGCTGAACTAGCCATCATATATCCTTATTGAGTTCTATTTAAAATTTGGTCTGCTTGATTAAATAATCCTTGATTTGGGTTGTTAGTACCACGTCTATTTTGTGGATTACTTGTAAGCTCCTCAACTCTTTTCTTAATGTCATTGCTAACTGCTTGACCAAGTGAGTTATCGTATGCAGCAAGACCTTCATAGCTAAATGTACCTGCTTGATATTGTTTTCTAGCCCAATCAGTAAGTTTAGCATTACGAGTTGCATTAGCTTCTGCAATTTTAACCATAATATCTCTACCCTCTTTAGAGGTTGCAAGACTTGGAAATGTAGAACGGTAAGCACCAAACTCTAAGTCAGATGTAGAGCCACTACCAGGTGTTCTAATTTCAGTAGCAGATTTAGTAGCAATAGCTTGAATAGCTTGATTAACATTAGCTGTTGGAGTATCAATACCTAAGAAGTTTTGTAAGTCAGCAGTTAATTTAATTGCACCACTACCTTGTTGACTACCAATTAATGAGTTAATAGTTCTTGTATTATTTGCAATGCTTCTAGCAGAATTAGTGCTTGCAGCTAATCCTTCTATTGTACCTTTGTCAATATCAAGAATAGCTTTAGCAGGAGCATTATTAATAATATTTGTTGGTCTTGATAACGTTTTTAATTTTTCTTCACGTGCAAAATATGCTGGGTTTTGTAAACCATATTCAAACTGACGAATATCATTAGGAATAGCTTTGAGACGGTCTAATTCAGCATCTCTTTGTTCTTTTTGAATTTTAAGTTTATTCATTTCATTTTCTGTGGCTGTGTTATAAACACCTTGTGCGCCTTGCATACCACCTAAATATGATTTTCCTAAAATAGCTCCAAGACCAATATTTTGATTTTTAGGTTGTGCTAAATATGTTGCTCCAGCACCTAACAACCCAGACAATAATGATTGATTTTCAAGTCTTTTTAATTGATTTTCGTCAAGTAATCCACCTAAATATTCTGGTCTTTTAGCACCAAAAATATTCATACCTGCAAGTGGGTTTGTTTCTGTGTCAAAAAATGCCATAATTATCTTCCTCTAAATCCTGTTGTTTGTAGCTGTTGTTGTAATCTTAAAAGTTCTTCTTCTGTTAAAGGCATACGTGTCATTAAGTTTGGCATACCTACATCATTACCTTGTTGCATACCTACATTAGGTCCTACATTAAATAATGGTGAAGATGCTGCTTCTGGATTACCTCTTATAACAGGTCTTAATTCTGGCTGTATCATTTGTTGTGGTTGGCTAGGAAAACCTGCATCTAATCCCATTTTGCCTAAACCAATTTTATCCATAGTTGATAAGTTAGATAATCCAAGTCTATCAAAAAATGATGGAGAAACTGTTTGTCCAGCATTGTTAGCTATTTGTTGTGCAACTAATGGATTGTTAGTAAATGCTTCAGTAGAGAATGGTGCGCTAACGCTTGTTCCTGTATCTAAATTACGAAATCCAGATGGTTCAAATTTAGGGAAACCACTACTTGCAATAGCTTCTGGACTAGTTACATCTGCAAGGTTTTGTTTAGGAATTGTATACCCTAATATCTCGTCAAGTGATTGTCCTGGTAATGTAGCCATATTACCTATAGCTTGTCCACCAATACCTGAAGCATATCCACCAGTTCCAAAGTTTACAGGAGTTAATTCTACGCCTTTTAAATTAGAAAGAAATCCGCCTAATCCACTTGTAGCACCACTACCTATACCAAGACCACCAGCAGTAGAAAGATTTGCTCCTCCAATAAGACCTGAACCAGCACCAGTTCCAGCAGTCCCTGCAGCAGCACCAGCACCACCTGCACCCATTAGACCTGCTCCACCTGCACCTAAAGCACCACCTAGTAATGCTGACTTAAATGGGTTTCTACCTGTTACAGCACCACCTACAGCACCTACACCTGCACCTATCATTGCAGGGACTAATAGTTGACCCATACTATACCTTTCCTGCTACGTAGCAAATAGGTTCTAAAATAGCACGATAAATCATGCCATAAGTATCTCTATTTTTACCTCTTTTTTGTTTCCATATATCAGCAGTCCTATGTCTTGCAATATG